TTAACTCCTTATCTTCTCCAATTTATTCATCATATCTTTATCCATTTGCTCAGTAACATGACTATATATCTGTAATGTGGTTTTATGGTCTGTATGACCCACACGTTCCATAATCGCACGCAGTGAAACACCTAATTGCGATAGTAATGAGATATGGCTATGACGCATGGTGTGACTTGTCACATGCTTTTCTATTCCTATATTTTGAGCAGCTATTTGTATGTTCCTATTAATTGATGTAAGAGGTAAAGGGTTGCCTCTATGACTTGTGAATATAAAGCCCCTATCCACATACATAATTTCCCATTGAACAGCTTTCTTATTTTCTAACATAACCCTACGTAAAATGTCACAACTTCTAGTAGTTAAAGATATAGTACGATAAGATGACGCTGTTTTTGTGGTATCTTTGAAACCTACTTTGTTACCATCTTTGCGCCAGTGTATAGTGCCGTCAATAACAAGCTTCTTATTTTCAAAATCAATATTATCAGGTTGAATTGCTAGGAGTTCGCCAATACGCATACCATTTAATACTTGAAATTCAACTATGTAAGCAGTAAACAAGTATGACCTTTTCATATAGCTAGCACGCTTTTTATTCGCTATACGATTTAATTCTTCAACGATAGCCAGAACTTCAGCCATTTCTAAATAATTTTCACGTTTAGCTTTAACTTCTTCTCTTGTAGTCGCTTTTTTAGGCATAACAACATCATCTATGTATGATATATCAGTGATGTGATATTTCTTTTGAGCGTAACGGAGTATATTTTTGATGATGCTTAAATCATCTTTAACTAATTTATGACTTAGTCCATCTTTTAACGAGGAGTTAATTAAATCTTGTATAACATCAGCATTCATATTTTCAACAAGAATATCTTTGTCTATGTTTCTTTTGATGTGAGCCATTTTATAGCTTTTAGTGGTAATGGTGGACTGCTTAGATCCAGATGTTAGCTTATAACGCTCAAACCACTCATCACATGCAGCATGAAAAGTTAACGTTTTTAGGTTAGTAGGTGTCTTATCATTTAACTTAGCCTCTATACGCTCATTTAAGCGTTTCTGAGCCTCTTTCTGTGATTGCTTACCATTCTTATTAAGCACAACGCTAGTACGTCGCCATTTATTTGTTAGTGGGTCTTTATACTTCTCATAATAGCGATATTTAGTTTCACCATGTTTATTAGTAAATTTCTCATGCCACATATGATCACCTCCAAAAATTTTAAAAAGTACGTGAAGATACCCTAGTATTAAGTATTTGTTCTATAACATTAAGTTCTAATTGATTAGGAAGATGTGTATTTAAGTACTATACTCCATCTAATTCGTCAGCGATATTTCTAAGTATTTTTCTTACTTGATAAGTATTTATATCTTTCGGTAAAGAATGTTTAAAATAGTTATTGTTATTAGTTTCAACTTCATAAGTAATTTTATTTAGTTTTATTTTGCAATTTAAAATTCTCAAATATATTCTCCTTTATAAAATTTTTGTCTTCTATTTAAAGTTATATAGCATTATTAAGATGATTATTATACATATACCATACAATATACTCCAGATAGAATAAGTTTTTGTAATGGTGCTACCATCTGTTTTTATAAACATATAAACGTTATATAAGAACAATATTAAGCATATGCACCATAAAATCATAAGACAGCTTATAACGATAATCACTTTTTATGCCTCCCATATATTTAGAGCCATTAAGATGATGCTAATTAAAATGGTCCAATTCATAAACGCTTAATGGTTCAAGTATAGTTATTCAAATATTGTAATGCTATATTACACTCCTAAATAGTTTGAAGATATATAATTTATAAGATATCCCATCAAACATAGCACCCCGATGCTTAATATAAGCACCGAGATAGTCCTACAATTATTCTTATAATACAAACCCTCGTTTTGTGCTAAAAAGAAACTTAGTACATATAATATGATGCTGATCAAAAATAAAACTATGATAAATATTAGCATAACAACCTCCTTTTAAATGATTACAGTTGATAAGAAATTACTTTTTGAACTATGTATCTAATTGTTTAGCAATTTCTTCTAATGTGTATCTAATTTCTTTTAAAGTACGATTTTCTGAAAATGTATAAGTAAAAGTTCTCCCTTTATTTGTTTTTGCGGTAACAGTATATAAATCACTACCATATTCATAATTTATTTTATAGTTTAAAATTTCCATAATAAAATCCCCTTTTTTATTTGAGAAATTCATAACATTATTGTGCAGTAGTATTTTTATAACCTTGTATTACAGATTGCTTGTAGTCATCATATGATTGTCCAGGTTCAACGAACATTCCCGGACCTCCTCCAATATGTTGATACTTATCTGGGTTTCGAGCATAATCTTCAGAGAATGCTTTTTGTCTTTGATACTGTTCATAGCTAGGTGTGTTTGGATCTTGTCGCTGATTGGATTGATTAGATTGTGATTGTTGATTACTTTGGCCATTATATTGTTGTTTATTATATGTTTTTTGTTGCGTTGAATTAACGTCACTAGTTTGATTAGATTGAGCCTTTTGATTAGTCTGAGTTTGTTGAGTAGGTTGTTCGTTGGTTTGTTGTTGTTCGCTAGACTGTTGTTCGTTATTAGATGAATTATCTTGAGCGCTCTCTTTTTCATTATCTTCATTTGTATTCTTATCGTCTTTTTGAGACTTGTCCTCAGATTTCCTTTTATCGTTATCTTTTATATTTTCCTTACTTTTATCCTTATTAGGATCATTTGACTTCATACCTGATTTGGTATCTTCATCTTTATTAGAAGTGTCGTCATGAGTGTTGCATGCACCTAATATAAGTGTGTTTGTTAGTAATACGCCAAATAGTTTTTTCATTTGTATCTCCTTTAATCATTTAGTATGAATATATTAGTCATTTTGGTCTTTTAGTAATTTTTTTCGATCTAAATTTTTTTTAATATCTTCAATATCGGTTAGTAACTTAGAATATTCTTTTTTATTAATAAAATTAGGTAATTCTGCTTCAAATCCATAATCCTTAAAAAGATAGTTTTTCTTAGAGATAGCCTCTATTTCATATTTTATATTTTCTAATTGAATATGTAAGTTTTTTAAGTAAACATTGGGATAATTTAAAGAAATTTGAACAAGTAAAAAGTAAATAAATTCAGTCAAATATAATTTAACTGTTAAATCTTTATGATTTTCATTTAACATTACAAAAATAGCATCTGTATAGAAGTCAAAATTGTTATTAGAAACAGTTGTATACATTTGTTTTATTAGTTCTTCAAATGATAAATTTTGCTCTTCCAAGAGAAAACCTAATAATTCTAATGTTTTAGCAAAATAAGTGTTATACCTAGAATTTAATAATGATAATTCATTTCTTAAAAGATTGATCAAAGCCTCTTCTATTATATGCTTCATTTCTTCACTTTTTATATTTTTTTCAATATCTTCATATGAAAATTCGATACTATATAATAAATAATTTGTAGAAACGTTCCCTATATTAGCTATCTCTTTTAAACGTTTAGCACTAGGAATAGAAATTCCCTTTTCCCATCTGCTAACTATACTATCTGAAACTGGCTTTTCTTCATTTAAATTTTTTGATATTAATTCACCGAATTCCCTTAAATTTTTACTTTGATTTAAACGGATATTTTTAATTCTTTTTCCCACTTCTGTTTTATCTATATCCATCTTTTCACTCCTTTTTTAATTATTATATATTAATGAACTTTCGCAAACCGACGTAAAAGTATTGTTTTTATTTTTGTTTTCTGCTATATTATACATACAGACGAGTTCCGACGTCTAGGAAAGAGGTGAATTTAATGAATAAAGTTTTAGGTTATAGAAAAATGCTAGGGAAAACTCAATCTCAAATGGCTAAAGAATTTAACATTTCAGAACAATCTTATAGAAATAAAGAGAAAGGTAAAACTGATTTTAAAAAAGCTGAAATGCTAAAATTTAAATCTTTACTTATTGATAGAGGGTTGAGCAACATTACTTTAGATGATATTTTTTTTAATTAGAAACCGACGTAAAACTACGTAGAAAGGATGACAAAATGCCACATACTAAATTACAGGATCTACCAACTAAAGAAAATGTGATTACAGAGCCTAAACAAGTAGTAGTTAAGCCTATAATGGCGAAGCCTAATGCTATTGCTAAAATGTTTGGAATGTCCTACTCAACTGTGAATCGTATTCTTAAAGAATATGACAAAGATGATAAAGGCGTAAAAGAACTCTATTACAGTCTTTCATCAACAATGACAGTTATCTCTATTGATGGCTTTAGAGAATATTTAAGTAAACGCCATAAATCATGGCTTTAGAGAGGAGTTAATTTAATGGCTAGAGATTTAGATTTAAATAAAAGAAACCTAATGCGTGCTATTCAGTGGATCACTCGTCACGATGAAGAAATCATACTAGATAAGCAACATGAACTAAGTTTCTTATCTAAAGAAGAAATTGAGCGTATTGAGTATTGCATTAAGACGTTGGAAAGTTTGGTTGAGGCTAAGACTATATATGATCGTCAAAAAGTGAGCTGAGGAGGGTCTAAATTGATAAAATTTGCATTTCAAATATTATTAATAAGTTTGCTAACTATTTTGGTAACAGCATTTATTGCTTTCCATGTAGGACTTGCAGTGTACTTATTAAGTTGCATGATTGCATTAGTGAATTATAAAAAAATGGAGGTTGAATAAGATGAAGATTAAACCAAAATATCAATTATCAAAAGTAGTAAAAGTATTAGAAAAAGTATTATATGAAAAGGATAAGGACATATTCTTATCAGCGAAAGATAGATTTCATTCGATTACGGATTATCGCTATGACGATACAGCATTTTACGAACACATTTTAAAACTAGTTCATAAAGAGTTGTTTAACATTCTTGCTGAATTAGATTTTGAAGATGAGGCGTTTTCTATTCTTGATGAAGTAACAATGACATTAAGTGATGTTATGAATGAAGATAAAGAAATTTACTACTATTCCGTTACAGATAACACGGGTGAACATGAATATACAACAGATAGAGAAGGACATGTGATTGGAATTTTAGAGTGGGCATTAGATTATATTGTCGGAAATATTGAAGTGGAGGACGCAGAATAATGAATTGGGAAATTAATGATTTATTTAGTGATTTGGAAGTATTGAAAGATAGATTTGAGGATTTAAAGGATAATCATAGTTGGCATTTTGAGGACTATTACCCTTATGAAACCAACCATGTTCTAACTAAAGATGAAACAATTAGAGCTGGTTGTACCTACCACGAGAGACGTATTCACAATGATCAGATGTTTGGTTTGTTACGTCTTTATACACAACAGTTTGACGATATTCTTAAAAAATTTCATGAAATAGAAAAAGCGTCATCTGATATGAATAGTTTGGCGACTAAATCAGATAACGCTGAGTAAGTGCAATCAGATAACAAAAGCACAGGAATAATATAACATTTCTGTGCTTATTCTTAAAAGACAAAAAATGAAAGGCTGATTAAATGAACGAAGTTTCTTTATATAATAAACATCATGAATTTCATTCTAAATTAGATTATGTTGAAACGCCTAATTTATCTCGTATCAAAGAAATTAGTAAACGAATTTACTTCGCCATAATTTCCACAGATAAACAAATTTTTAACAATAAAGGAAATGCTTTCCATAAAATGAAAGATGATTTTGCTGGCGATTATATAAGTAATCTTACTTTAGATTATACCATAAAACCTAAAGAAATTGGGGCAGTCTATGGAACAATCTCAGTTAAAACGACAATGGAAAATGGTGAAGAGGATAAGCAAGCACATTTTAAGTCTAGTTCATTTAATAACTATGCAAAGTTTATTGTTGATCTAATATCTGAAAAGGTTATTTATTCAAATGAATTAGATAGCTTTATTAAGTTAAAAAGTAATGAGTACGAAATTATAGACCATACTAACTTTACTTTGGAATATCCAGTAGATAATAAACATCAAATAAATGACTTTTTAAATGTAATGCTAGAAGTTTATCGTAATCATTTAGATACAAATTATCTATATAATATTTATCCTTATTCTATTGCAGGTAATGACTGGATATATAACTGTAAAGAATTAGAATTTGTAGATAAGAAAATCACTAGTAACGATTACTATATCATCAAATATGATGTAGATAAGAAGGATATAAATACTAACATAGCACAACAATTCCTTGACTTAGTGAGTGACAATGAACGCAGTAAGAACAATTTAATGTTGGTACATGCTTATACTATGTATCGAAAAATGAAACTTATTCAAGCTGAAAAATGGTTCTTAATCAAAGACTTTGGGCGATCTGGTAAAGGTTTATTTATGGAAACTTTTGAAGAATTGTTAAAAGTAAATAAAGTGAATTTTGATAGTTTATTATCATCTGGCTTTGAGGCTGCAAATGAATGGCTCAATTTTTATGGCGTGGATATTGCACATGCTAATGAAACAGGTGAAATAAATAAAGGTATGATGAGGATATTACGCAAAATAGCTACTGGTGAAAATATTTCAGGTCGTGGCATACAACGAAATAACGTTAAATTTAAAAATAATGCAGTATTAATTTTAGATACTAATGAAAGTGTTGATACAGGAGAAATTACAGCTAATAGGACACGTACAATTAAGATTGCATTTAAGGATAGACCAAAGAATGAAACTGATGAAGAGCGTTATAAAGTATTTAAACCATTTTGGGGCTTTGTTAAGCCTAATGGAAAAAACTCAGTCAATGCGTCAGTATCATTTTTAATATTAAGTCTTGAGTATCTTAAGCAAATAGGCAGAGAATTTAAGTTTAATAACGTAACACTTAAAAACTATTACAACGAAGATGAATTAACCGACACGCAAATTCTAATACTAGAAACGTTATCTAGACAAGATTTTATTTTTTCTGGTGATGAAGTCTTACAAAAAACTATTGAAGAAGATTATAAAAATCTGCGATATAAAAAAGCTAAAGAAGATATGAAAAAAATAGGTGTAGCTATCAATAAGCAAAAATGGATAGAGGGACAAAATACTAAAGTTCATGTTGTAGAAAATAAAGAATTATTCGAAATGGCATTAGATTTAATTGAAACTTAAGTTAGTTTAACTCTTACTAACCTTTGTACTAACTTTGAAATTACTTTAATAACAGGCACTAACCTTTATAACTTAAATATTCTTTAGCATATTTTGAAGATAAATAAATAGATATATGTATAGAGAAAAGAATGAGTTAAAAGGGTTAGTGTTCTATTGGAGGTTTACTAATGAAAATGTACAATGCAGCAAAGTATCTACTTAGTAAAGATGTGCAAGTTGTACCTTTAAACGATAATAAAAAACCAACAGTAGCATTTAAGAATGTAACTGTTGATGATGATTTTATAGATAACAACTTTTTAGCATATGCAAATACAAATGTATTAGGTGTCCTTACTCGTGGTTTATGGTGTATCGACATAGATATTAATCACGTAAATGGTGAAAGTGGCTTTGATAGTTTGAAAGACATTCCTTACTATGATGAGTTTGTTTCTAATGCACAAAATACGCTAGTGCAGACAACGGCAAGTGGAGGAAAGCATGCAATATTTAAAAAACGTGATGGCGTTGAATACGCTCAAAAAATAGGATATTTACCATCAGTAGACATTAAAGCACATGATAATAACTATTTTGTACTAGCTGGAAGTAAAACAGCTAAAGGACTGTACACAAGTAATAAGAAACCAGTAATTGCTTATGATGGTGAATTTGAAGATCGTATATTTTCAAAACGTGGAAATTATCTACAACAGACTATGGAAAAGTTCTCAGTAAAAAGCGTGTTGCCTAACCACAATTTCAATCATTTACAACATACTGGTAAAGGTGGACTAGGTAAAGAGGCATACAATCGTGTAATCAATGGTGAAAGCGTAGAACGTAATAATGATGTATATAAGGCTATTAGTTACGCATTGCAATGTAACGTGGATATAGAGCCTCTAAAAGTAATTATTGGGGATGTTAAAGCAAATGGTGATGAATTTACTTTAGAAGAGTGGGAGGGCTCATATAACAGTGCAAGAAACTCATTACGAATTTAATATAGATGATGAATTGAGAAAACTAGGTTTATTAGTTGGAATATCTGAAGAAATATATTATTGCTCAATTAGTCGCATATCAACATTGTATCTTGAAAACTTTGGGACTAAGTGGGTAGCGTGGCGTGAAACTTATGATTTTAAGAATAATAAAAGAGTATCGTATAGAACAATAGTAGATGGCAGTTTTGAATTAGTAGTTGCAAGAACTAAAAACTATTTAAACTACATTAAAAGAAAGCAGGGAATAAAATGAACGTTGAAATTATAGCAAATGAATTTGAAACTAGAGCAGCAACGTTATTAAGATATTTTACTGGACTATGTGAAAGTAGTTATAAAGTACCTTTTGCATTTAAGATTTATAATGATCCATTTAATACTGTGTATCTAGTAAGCAAAGGTAAAATGTATGCTCATGTATTAATAAAAGATTGTGAAGTGAGAAAAACTTTTGAGATTGCCTCAGAAAAGCATACTGAGAAACTTATTGAGAGCATTGAGGGGTATTATACTGGTTATGATTTACATGATGGTACACATGACACTATAAGCGATATGATGGCTAGTTTCATGTTTGATAATGAGTATTTCATGTATGGGCTAGAAACCTTTGCAGAAAGTAATAATAGTGACATGTTCGACTACATGAGTAGAGATTTCAATATAGACGAACTTGAAGGCGTTCAATCTAGTAATGCTGATGTTATAGGTAATATGGAGGCATTGTATCAGTTAGCTACTGGAATTAATGAACCAGCAACAGAATTAGTTGAGGGGCTTAAAATCATTACTGAGTTTATTCAGAATGAACAGGCTAATGAAGTTGATAGTAAAGCATTGATTAAGCGACTGAATGAATTGAAACAGTCTTATTATGATGGAGTGAAAGCGTAAAATTATAGGTCATGTACTTTAATAGGTGCATGGCTTTTATAATGCTAAATAATGCTAATTTTTTAGGGGGATAAAATTGATTTTAATATATCTGAAATAATTATCATGGTCCAGATTTGGACTTTGCAAAAATACAAAGGTTATACAAAGGTAACCAAGAAAAAAATGATAAGGTTAGATGAAAAAATAAACTAAAAAAAGCTAAGTGTCCAAAATTTCACAAGGGGCAAAAATACACTCTATAATAGAACGTTTGTTCTTATTAAGGGAGTTTGTGAAAGTGTATGAAAATCTTTATTAATATTGTTATATCAGTGTTTAAATTGAATGATAAGAAATAATTAAAATCAGCAAAAAAGAGAACATAAGTTTGTATTTTGAGTGTAAATTTAGTATAATATAGTTAGTAAGAATTCTCGTTTCAAAGTAAAAAAACTACTCCTTTTTACATTTTTATTACGTGGTAACGTCCAGCTAATAAATGGAGGTTATAACCGTGAAAGTAATTGAAAAAGAAATATCAAAGGTACCAAACGAATATTTAAGGATTTATGATACTATTCAAAACTCAAAAGATAAGTATATAACTAAGTCCAAAATACTTAACTTAATGGGGTATGAATATAACTCAACTAATGAAAGATGGTTAAGAAATGCTATTAGTAAGCTGATTGATGATTATGGTTACCCGATTGGGTGCAGCTATAAAAAGCACGAACGTGGGTACTATATCATCACTACTAATGAAGAAAAGCACCAAGCAATGCAAAGTCTTAAGAAGTTAGCAGACGGTAGTATGAGACGCTATGAGGCTTTAAAACGTATCGAATTATAAAATTAAAACGAAAGAGGTTTATATATGTACAATACAAACGCAGCCAAAACAGGAAGTGCCTACGACGTACTTTTTAATGATCGAAAATACAAAGATTTATTGGATAAAGTAGATGAATTTTTAGAAGAAACATTTATTATGTATCAGCGTGGTTATAGATTAGATGCGATTGATGAGAAACAAAAACCGAAAGTAACTCAAATTGAAAATGAATTTAAACAATTTGCTAGTGATAAGATTAAGAATATTGAAAGTAGATTAGAAGAAATCGAAAAGGAATCGACAACCGAAAATATTTCAAACCCACAAGCTGAATTAATTAATAGACAAAATTTAAAAGCTCGACTTTCTTTTTACGATAACTCAGAAATCATTGAGTATGTCAGAAATGCTGACCCTAAAGAGATAGGTGTATATGAATTAAGTTTATTACAAAATATTTATGAGAATCGTTTTTCTGAAAATGAGCAAGGGCAAATTTCAGGTACTTTCACACAATTAAAACGAATGGTTTTACACCCGTATGAAAATAATGAAGAATATAACGATTTAGCATATCAATATAATATTTTAAGACAAATCGGTATGGAGAACAGAGGTTCAGTCATTAACAAAGATAAAGACGGTTACGTTGTTATCAAACCATTGGCAGACAGATATAACGAGCAATTAAAATATGCTAAAGCTAAAAAAGATGGTGCAAGAAAGCAAGCCTACGCTTATAGACAATAAAACATTACTCAAATGCCTATCCTTTATTGGGTAGGCTCATTCTATATAATGGGGGTATCATTGTGAACGAAAATATTAGTGCACCATATCAACAAACAAAAATCTCAGAATATGAGTTGTTGACCAAATACAATCCAAAGTATATCAATTCTAAAATTAAATTAGCCCAGTCACATATAAGCGAAATGTATCACTTAAGCACTTCGATAACGACATGTGACGATATTATGGGAGTGATTTCTGTCTCATATCCAGTTGATAAACTTGTGATATGGATTTGTGAAAAGAAAGCTGATTTGAAACGATTTAAAAATGATTCATCGGTACGTCTATCCTTATTAAAGCAGGTGCTAAATACCTATACAAAAGAAGAACAACAGCAGGTGGTTAGATACATGCAATCACATGGACGTATTAAGGCGTATGAGCTCATTGAACGATTACAGGTAGATTTGTACAACGTGGGTCATGGTAAGCCTTTAACTAAGGCTAGTGAACCCCAACAAGTAATGGTGGTGTGATTATGTTTGTTGGTGATAAAGAGACGCTTAAAACATTTATATTAAAGTACCATAATAATGTGGATGATGATTATAAGGATGTATCAGCTAATGATTTCTTTACGTTAAATGATGATGTAGACGAATATTCATATCAAACAATTAATGCAGATGACCATATATTTATGAATGACCTGGATATCCTGGTTGATCGTATTGCAGATTTTAGAGAATACAATATTTTTATGTTGCTATGTAATGGACGCACATTTGGTGATATAGCTCAAATACTAGAAATATCTAAAACAAGAGTCCAACAGTTATTTGATGGTTTATTAAATAAAATTATAGAAAATAAGGAGTGGTTAAATGGATAAATTAACGCCCAAACAAGAGCGTTTTGCGAATGAGTATATTAGGACACTCAACGTTACGCAAAGCGCTATAAAGGCAGGATATAGCCCTAATAGTGCACATGTAACGGGTAGTAGGTTGCTGCGCAAAGAGAAAGTGGACGAATACATTAAAAGTAAGAAAGATGAGATAATGGACGATACCATTTTATCTGCAAAAGAAATATTATACTTACTTACTAAATCGGCTATTGGTGATGAGACAGAGACTAAAGAGGTTGTGGTTAAGAAAGGGACATTCCAACGTAATCCAGACACTGGACGCATGAACCTTGTGTATAATGAGCATGTGGAAACGGTAGACGTACCTATTAAGCCTAGCGATCGTTTAAAAGCTCGTGATTTACTAGGTCGTTACCATAGTATATTTACAGATAAAGTAGAGATGAGCATGGTTGTACCTACGTTTATTGATGATATAGGGAGATTTGAGGAGTGATAAAAAAGATTAGCTCAGCACTTCTAAATTATTTTGTTATCTTTTTTATGATAATTATATTGAATGATATATATTATACTTGACAAGTATAGTATTATTGAATTGAGGTAATTAACAAATTATTTTTATTAATATAAATGCTATTGTAATAAATAATAGTTAGGGAGGTAAAAATTATGCAAAAAAACATCACTAATGGTTTATTAAATGCTCGATTAGAATATGGATTAACAAAAGAATTTGTAGCTCGTAAAACCAATATTTCTGTAAAAGATATTTCTTTGATAGAGGAAAATATCTTAAAAGATTATGATATTAATAAACTTCAAATATTAGCTGATTTATATGGATTAACTAAAGAAGATGATGTTTTTTCTTGTAAAATTGAAACTCCTAAGCAAACTTTTATTGCTAGAAATTCTAAACGAATTAGTGACAATGATATAAATCAAATAAGAAAATTATATAAGTTACAAGCTGCATTAGGTTAGGGTGGAGAAGTAATGAATTTACAAGAATTAAGGGAATTATCTCATAGAGTTGATGATCCAAGAGAATTAGCTTTGTATGTTTTAAAAAACTATACACAAAGTGAAGATATCCATGCTAAAGTGGATATCTTTTTACTGTGTAGAAATTTAGAAGTTTTTTATATGCCTTTAGATTTGGAAGGTATAGATGGATTATATATTAATGGAAACAAAACTAAAAAAGCTTTTATTGGCCTTAATTCTAATCAGAAAATCAGAAGAATGAAATTTACTTTGGCACATGAGCTATGTCATCATATTAAAGATTATAGAGATGAAAATCATTTTACTTTAAAGGAGAAAACTAATAGGCGTACACCTTATAATGGACTTGAAAGTTTTGCGAATAGATTTGCCGCTGAAATTCTAATACCCCATAAAGAATTTAAAGCGAAATTACAAGACTATACTGCTAAAGGATTTATAGAGAAAAAGGATTTATGTAAATTAGCTGATTATTTTGAAGTTAGTTACTCTTCAATAAAAAAGAGAGCTGAAACTTTCGGGGAAGAAATAATTGAAGATAATGATTATTTTCAATTAGATGAGAAGATAGATTTTAAAATAAAATTACAATATATTAATAGTTTACTTCATCAAGAATTTTTCGAACTAGATAAAATAAGGAAGAAATGTATAAAAGATATAGTGGAAAATGACTCGAGATTTGAAGGTGCTAATTTAAGTACAAATGAAATTTCAGAGTTACTATTTGATAAAGATAATTTGGATAAGACCAGTTTAACAGAAAATCAAGTTGAAATATTAGGATTGAATTATATTTATAATAGTTTAATGCATGAAAACAATGCACCTAATCAATACAAACTAAAGTCTTATTATAGTAATCTTTATAAATTTGCAAATTATGAAGTAATAGAATATCGTAAGTCAAATGCAATTATTACAGGATCAAACATTACAACAGTTCCTTTTGAAAAGATCGACACTGAAATGTACTGTCTTTTTAAAAGACATGAATCACTTTTTGATATATGGAACGATAAAACGGATATTAAAAATTTTAATGAATTGAGCGAATCACATCAAGGAATTACAAGCATTCATCCCTTTCCAGATGGTAATGGAAGAATGTCACGATTTTTATTAAACTGGGTTTTAAAAATTAATTCTTTACCATTCATGATTATTAGTTTAGACAAAAAGAGTAAATATTTAAAAGATTTGTCACAAGCAGACATTTGGAATTTTGAACCCCTCTCTTTTTTATTTATAGACTCTCTATATGATTCAATAAATACATTCATAACTAAATATAACGTATGAAAATACTATGAGGTTGGCGAAACTATTAACAACTGTGAAATAAAAATTTATAATATTACAATGATAATTATAGTCGTTTTATATTAATAGATAAAAGGAAACGTGAATTTAATTGGAAAAGGATTTAGACTTAAATCAAATTAGAGAAATAATAAGACAAAATCATGGAGAGTTAATTTATGGTGATAAAGGAGTAGATACAGAAACTAAAAATGTATATAAAATAAAGATAGCAAATTCAAATGATGATGTGTTTGAACTTAAAGTAGAAGTTGAAAAATACGTAAATATTGAATTGTGGGGAATTGATATTAATTCAACAAACGAATATGGGTTACCACAAATTTTCGCGCATTTTACTAAATTCGATGATTTAAAAAGCACTTTAATATCACTTGAAATTATATAA